TTTCCTTTTGTAATATAATAAAACAAAAGACAAATTAAAAATTTCAAATAAGGCTTAGAAAGTACATCGAATTTCGATGTACTTTTTTTAGAAAAAACTCTTGACTTTTGTCGGGTAATAGTATATAATCATGCCAGACAAAAGAAAGGAGGATAGAATATGTCACCCAGAACAGGCAGACCAACTGATAATCCCAGACCTAATAAAATAAGTATTCGCATAAGTGATAAGGACAAAAATACTCTTGAAACTTATTGCGAGCAAGAATGTGTAAATAAAACTGAGGCAATAAGTCGAGGAATACAAAAGTTGGAAAGTGATATAAAAAAATAAAAAAAACTCTTGACACTATCTTGATAGTATGATATTATGATAGCACAAAAAGGGGGGTGAAGATATTAAACAAGTAGTAATTAGGTTGTCTGATGATGTTCATGCAAAACTTAAATTGAAAACGGTAAAAGAAAATACATCTATCCAAGATGTGGTTGAAAGATTTATTAAGTTTTATGTATCAAGCGATGAGCCTGTCAATATCAATTTTAAAACTACAGAAAGTGTAGAGAAAATTCATTCTGATAATGATAATAGAGTTTTGAAAATAGATGTCAATAAAGCGGATTACAAGCCAAAAACGACAGACGAAATATATGAAATAATTAATAAAGGCATCAATCAAATAGTGGAGCAAATTGTCTCGGACAACAAAAATGAAAAAAAAGAATAGTCTGCACTTCCCGACCAAAGAATTTCACAGACTATTCAACACGACAGGAATACCTATCTATAAATATTATACTATAGATTAGGTACTTCTGTCAAACATTATTTTGATAGGAGGAAAATATAGTGGAAAATCAACTAATTAACATCGCAAACAACAACGGGGTACTAACAGTAGGAAGTGTAGAAGTAGCTCGACATTTTGAAAAGCAGCATAAACATATTTTGCAAACTATTCATGATTTGACGGCCGAAAATTCGACTGCGAAAAATATGTTCATTGAAAGTACTTACGAAAATAGAGGAAAGCAGTATCCGCAATACTTAATTACTCGTGACGGTTTCTCTCTTTTGGTAATGAGCTTTACAGGGAAAAAGGCTCTTGAATGGAAATTGAAGTATATAGAGGCTTTTAACAAAATGGAAACGGCATTAAAGCAGGCAATTCCTACACTTGATGTTGCAAAAGCTAAAGAACTTAAAATAAAAGAGGATAGAGCCACCGCAATGTTGCTTAATGCTCAAAATCGTATGATAAAAACGCTTTTATCGAACACTAAGGACAAAAACTTATCACAGATTGCGATTGATGTTATGGGTATTAAGGCGGTGGAGCAGATAACGGGTAAGAATATGAACCAGTATTTACCCGAATGTGAAAAGCTTTATTCAGCAACGGAAGTCGGTGGAATGTTCGGTGTATCGGCTATGAAAATTGGCAAGACTGCAAATGCAAGCGGACTTAAAAATGATACATACGGTAAAATGGTTATGAGTAAGTCAAAACATAGTTCTAAAGAAGTACAACAGTTTTTATACAATGAAAAAGGTGTACAAGCTTTAGGCAAGATTTTAGGCAAGACTGTTAAAACGGCATAGGAGGGAATTGTGATGTTAAGTAGAGAAGATATAATTAAGTATATAACTAAATGCGTTGATTGTGCTATGCCGATTTTACAAGATGAAAATGGTCTTGATGTATCAAGAGGTTATAGCTTTATGTTGGATAAAGATAAAAAGGCTAAGGTACATATAGTTTTTGAAAATTGTATATGATTATAGCATTAAAGCACCTTTCGGGGTGCTTTTTCTATGCAATAAAATGAGGTGACATGATGTGCAGACGAATACCACCATAGTAAGATAGTGAAAAAAGTATACAAAAGTTTAAAAGGAGGTTTATATGGGTGTAATTGATAATGCAGTTCAATGGGCGACAGATATTGCAAATGACGACAGTCATTGGTACAGTCAAGACGTGAGATGGGGACCGCATTATGATTGTTCTTCTTTTGTTATAACGGCATATCAAAATGCGGGAGTGCCTGTAAAAGATAATGGTGCTACATATACGGGGGATATGTATAACGTTTTTATTTCGTGCGGATTTAAAGACGTAACGTCATCCTGTAATCTGTCAAACGGAGCAGGTATGTTAAAAGGTGATGTACTTTTAAATAAAGCAGACCATACCGCTTTGGTACAGACAGACGGCGGAACAACCGTTGAGGCAAGAGGAACATCATTCGGTATTGTTACCAACGTGCCTTACAGAAATTATCCGTGGGATTGTGTACTCAGATATACCAAAGACGGAGGCGGTTATATTGCAAACTGGGTTGAGAGAGAAATACCGAACATCGGAAAGTCGCTCGCAACTAAATCATATATGGCATATCAAACATATACGAACAGTCAAGCAAGCGGATATAAATACTTGTGGGGCAGTGACAGCAGTACGTCAAACGGCGGATTGCGAAAGTACAAAGATTTTATTTGTATGGCACTCGGTTCGTATTACGGACCGGACGGCACGTTTGTTAAGATTGAATTTGACGATGGTAAAGTGATATACGCAGTCAAAGGTGACGAAAAGAAAGACAGCGAAACCGACAGCCGACATATGTATCACACAGGCAGTGATGCAAATATGACGGAGTTTATCATTGACGGAAATGTTGTAACAGGCAATGAAAAATTCACATCTGCATTAGAGTCGGAGGGGATTAACCGCTCTGCCCGTGTTGTGAGAATTTGGACAAGCGATACAGAGCCGACATACGGAAGTACAGGAAGTACATCGGGTGAAAAAGAATATCATTTTGCGGATACCAACGAAAAAATACCTATCCACAATTCGATTTTCAAACAAGCACCTATGCAGTTAGACGGTGCTTTGAAAGTAGTGGTAAATGATACAGACGTATCAAAGCATATAGGAGATATATCGTGGACAAATACAAAAAATACACTTGCGACAACGATGTCTTTCAGCACTCCGAAACCTAAAGAAATGAAGTATATGAATATATACATACCCAAAATGGGTGATATTATGAGGTACAGCGGAGGAGATAAAGAAGATTTCAGAGGTGTAATAATCGAGGTTGACGACGGAGCAATGTATGAAAACAAATACACCGCCGTTGATGTAGGGTGGTATCTGAACAAAACCACCGACACATATCAGTTTACATCTATGAGAGCCGACGACTGTATAAAGAAAATATGCAACGATTTATACATTCCGATTGTGCTTATTCCCGAATTGAGTACGCTTATAACGCAAATATATATCGATAAGCCTGTATCTGACGTTATCAAGGATATTCTTGAAAAGTGCGGAAGTGGGTATAACTTTGACTTTGTACCCGACGGTATGCGTATATATTTGTGCAGTGATATGTCGGTCGAGCCGAAGTTTAGAATATCGCCGAATACCGAACTCAAAAACTCAGTACAGTATATGGGTAATATTGAGCATAAAGGCAGTATTGAGAATATGAAGAACAGTGTTAAGGTGATAACCGATACGGACGTTATGACTACCCTGAAAGCCGAGGAGAGTATATCAAAATACGGCTTTCTGCAAGAAGTGGTAAAAATGAATGACGGAGATAATGCGTCGGACTTGGCAAAGAAAAATCTTGGCGAGCTGAATAAGGAAGATGAAACGTATTCCGGTGAAATAATCGAGGAGCTGACAAGCTATACACGAGCCGGAAGTACGATAGAAAAAGACGGTGTTAAATATGTGATTACAAGCAGTCAGCACAGTNATGAAACGTATTCCGGTGAAATAATAGAGGAATTGGCAAGCTATACACGAGCCGGAAGCACGATAGAAAAAGACGGAGTGAAGTATGTAATTACAAGCAGTCAGCACAGCATAAAAAACGGTGTTCACTACAATAAAATTGATATGGAGAGATTAGTATGAAAAACGGAGTCGAAACACTTGCAAAGATGTTTAAGGACCGTGAAAACGCAACGAGTGATTTTGTCGTATTCGGTAAAATAATTGAGCTACCGAACCTTAAAATACAATTCACCTCTAAAATAATTCTGACTAAGGACCATATAAAAAGTCTTATTGATTTATACAAACAGGATATTGACGGACGATATGTTTATAAAGGCAGAGAAGTTGCAATGATTCCGTACAGAGGCAATAACAGATATTTGGTGTTGGGGGTGACGGAGAATGGCTGATTACACAAAAACAGAACCTGCATTCGATTTTCAAAAGGGCGATTTTATTATTATAAACGGTCGTCCGAAAATGACGGTTGGCAGGGAACGTATAAAAAATTGGGTGCAAAAAATACTCAATACGCAAAAGGGCAGATATAAAATTTATAACGGTACAGGATACGGTATAAATATAGAAGATACTTTTGTCGGAAAGAATTACAATCGTGACTACATCCGTTCGGAAGTCAAGCGCGAGATAACCGAAATGCTTACCGCAAATGAAGATATAGTAAGTATTGATAACTTTAATATGGAAGTAGACGGCTCACTGCTTACAGTATCTTTTACCGTAAACAGCGTGTACGGCGATATAAATGACGTTAAGGGGGCGATATAATGGCTGAAACTATTGATACAATACTTGAACGTATGCTTTTGCAGATACCGTCAAGATATGATACGTCATCGGGAACTTATACATACGATATAGAAAAATCAACGGCAACGGAGTTTGAGAATGTTTATGATATTATATCATCTCTTGACTCCTATTTTTATGCGTCAACCGCTACGGGTAAGTATCTTGATATGCGTGTAGGTGAGTTTGGATTGGAACGCAAAGAGGCAAGCTATGCAACAGGCTGTGTGACTGTAAGCGGTAACGTCGGAGCAAAAGTGTCTGTCGGTGAAAAGGTGGCGGCAGGTAATGTTATATTTAATATAACCGAAAATGCGATTATACCAAACGGCGGAAGTGTAACGGTACGAATTGTGTGTGACAGTGCCGGAGTAAAAGGCAATGTTGAAAAAGGGAAAATAAACAGATTTCCGGTTACGATTCAAGGACTTATATCCGTAACAAATGAAATTTCAACAACAGGAGGCAGTGACAAAGAAAGTGATGTTGAACTGCGAAAGCGTTTTACCGAATATGTTTCGCATCCTATAACAAGCGGAAATAAGTGGCAGTATATCTCTTGGGCAAAATCAGTTGACGGAGTGGGTGACGCAAAATGCTTGCCGTTGTGGAACGGAGCAGGAACGGTTAAAGTGATAATCGTTGACAGTGAAAAACAACTTGCCGGAAGTGAGCTTATAAATAAGGTACAGAGTTATATAGATGAACAATGCCCAATAGGTGCAGATGTGACCGTTACCACTGCAACGGCAGTAAGTATAAATGTTACGTTTTCGGCAGATGTGGACGAAAGCACACTTGAAAGTATTAAAACGAATATCAGAAATTATTTACGTGATGTGTCTTTTGCGAACGGATATGTGTCGTATGCAAAAATAGGTCAAACTATATTAAATACAGACGGTGTTGATGATTATTCAAATTTGAAAATCAATTCAAAAACAGAAAATATCGCAATATCCGAAACTGAAATTTCCGTTCTTGGGGGTGTTGCCGTTGGCTGATGTAGGACAGAATTTACCGTCGTACTATAAAAAGTCACGGTATATAAAAGCATTAAATACACCCGTCAATGCGGAATTTGAACGTTTGTATGAGTTGATAGAAATGTTTATGAAAAACAGATTTATTGACAGTGCCGATGAAGATGCCGTAAGAGAATATGAAAAAAGTTTGGGTATATCAGAAATCGGCAATACCCTTGAGGCACGAAAGAGCCTTATTAAAATAAGAATGAGAGGGTCGCAAACCTCAACAAAGGCGAATTTGCGGGCGGTAATTGAGAGTTACGGTGTATTGGTTGATATAACCGAAGATATTAAGAATTACAGTTTTACTGTGACTTTTCATCAACCCGATGTACCTGAGATCATAATTAGGAATATTATTGAGGATTTGAAACCCGCTCATCTGTCTGTAACATATTCGTATGAATATACAGGGACATTTGAATTTGCTGAAAGTGAAAATGAATATAATATCGGAGTCGGATTTGCCGATGGCAATGGTCATGGCGGATATTTGGGAAATATTTAAGGAGGGAATTGTATGAATTTTAATAATAAATTGCCCGAGTGGAAGAATAGCGGTACAGAACCGAGTGACAGTCTAAAAAACGACGGATTTAAAGCCGGATATAAACCGTCGGCAAATGTTTTTAATTGGTTTTGGAGTTTGGTAAGTAAGTGCATTACTGAAATTCAGTCAAAACTGTCAAACGAAGAAACCGCAAGAACAGAGGCGGATAAGAATTTGCAACAACCGACATTTACAGAGGCAAGCACACGAGTTAATATAACTTCCGGTGAAACGCTGAGTACATTGTTCGGCAAGATAAAAAAGTTTTTCACTGACCTAAAAACAGTGGCGTTTACAGGTTCATATACTGACCTATCAAACAAACCAACGTCAATGCAAAATCCGAATTCATTGACATTGACAATGAACGGTTCGACAACAAACTATAACGGTGCATCATCGGCGAGTAAGTCGTGGTATGCACCAACGAATGTGGGAACGGCAGGGTATAATTTGATTAGTAATGGTAGTGGTGCTCCTGTATGGCAACAACCACCTTATGCGGTATGCTCAACATCGGGAAACACCGCCGTGAAAACGGTGTCTATAAGCAATTTTAAATTGACGACAGGAGTAAGGGTGCTTGTAAAGTTTACTTATGAGCATACTTCTTCAACGGCAGCTACATTAAATGTCAATTCAACAGGCGCAAAAAATATTGTCGTGCATTGTGGCACGGATAATATTTTTGTTAAAGATTATTTTTCATGGCTTGCAGGTGAAACTGTGGAGTTAGTGTATGACGGTAGTTATTGGGTTGCGATTGCATCCGATATGCGTTTTATTACCGGTGCACAGTCTGCCACCGTGGTTATAGGCACTACTAAAACACAGGGCTTTTGCGACTTCAGATGCGACGGAACGAATGACGCTGAATGTTTTAATAAAGCAATTAGACGCATAAAAACTATTTTGAGCAGAAATCCGCCGAAAGAGGGTTCTATGATGTGGCGATATGGAGGAACAATCCTTGTTAAGACGGGAGTATATAATATTAATTCTACCATAAGCTTAGGTCAGTCCATAACAAAAGATATTTTTACATTTAAAGGGGAAGGCCCTTTTTCTACATGGATACAAACAAAAGACCTACAATGTTTTATGAAGAATTTTGATAGTCTTTGCTTTAAAGATTTGTATTTAACCTGCGATGGATTAAATGAAGGCCCATACTTTGACAGTGGAGATAATTTAACTTTTGAGAATTGTTATATTTCTGTCATAAATTCAACCTCTAATGTGGGTGTGTTTGCGGATTTAAATACACAATATACAGGAGAAGACCCCGGAGGGGGTTCGTCAGGAGAATTGCAACAAGGGTGCTTTGTACTAAGAGGAAGCACTATGACTATAAAAACATTAAGTACATCATCAAATTGTTTTTCCGGAATTAATTGCGGAGTACTTAAAGTGGATGATAGTGAAATTAATTTGTTCAATAATAGTAACAGCACTTCTTTCGAGTTGAATTTTGCATATTTAGCAATGACGGGATATATATCAAATAGTATTATACATTGTAGCGGAAAAAGCAGCATAGTTAATTCGGGAGCTATAAATATTACGGGTAATGTGATTTATTTACACTCAAGCAATTCGAGGATATATCACTACAATACAAGCATTACAGAAGTAGGCGGAGTATTTAATGCAAATACTGTGTATTGTGCGTATTATGTATATTTGCGCTGTGCAACGATAACCGGTAATAAATTTTTGAAATTGAACGAGTATCAGTCAAATTCCGTTGCGTGCTACTTATATAATCCATGCTCTGCAAGTATTACCGGTAATTTCTTTCATGGCGGAGCAAGCGGAACGTGGTATATTGACGCTGCTTCAAAAGGAAGCTTGAATGTTCTGTGCAATAACTATAAAGGAACGCTGGCTGTACGAAATACAGTCACTCAAAACAACGCGTATAATTTAAGTGTAAATTATTAAAGAGAGGTATAGTATGGATATACGATTATTTTATGTTACGGAAGACAGGTCAATCGGCATTAACAAGTATTGCATTGTTGTTAGGCACTACGATTCTTTAAAAAAGGATAGTTATACTGATGTTGACTACTACTTAAACGAAGAAGCGGCATATGAACTTGAGAACAACGTCATTCCAAAACATCAGCTACTTGAAAAAATATCAAAGACAATTATTGATGTTTCAAATTATGCTTGGGCGGAGGGGATTAAACTTCGTACAAGCGACGAGAACAAAGAAATCCTTGAAATAGTAAATTACGGCAGTATCGAGGCTTACAAGGCTTCCTTGCCGGAGGCTACGGATGATTTCAAAATTGATACCGATTACAGATTATCAAAATTAGAATTGGGAATATAGGAGGGATTTATCATGACATACGGATATTGTAAAAAAATAATTGCAAGCGGTAGATATGATAAGAATTCGATGAAGGATAAACTTGACGTATTTCTTCTTGCAGAACGTATTACTGATGATGAATACAAAGAATTAATGCAAATGATGGAGGGTTAATTTATGGATAAGATTTTTAATTGGACAAGTACGGTTATTGGAATTGTGGGCGGATTTTTCGCCGCAATATTCGGTCAATGGGATAGTATTCTGTGGGCACTGTTGGTGATAATGGTGCTGGATTATCTGACCGGAGTAATTAAGGCGGTTTACACAAAGAACGTATCAAGCGAAGTCGGCTTCAAGGGACTGCTCAAAAAGATTACTATATTAATTATAGTAGCATTATCAAACGTCCTGCAACAGATTACAGGTGATAACGTTGCAATTCGTGAGATTGTCATTATGTTTTACATAGCGAACGAGGGTATAAGCGTGTTGGAGAATGTGGCGGTGATTTATCCGCGAATGCCACAAAAGTTGAAAGATATATTGTTGCAGTTAAGAGGTGATGACAATGCAGATAATTGATGAAAAGTATAATTGGAACGGTGGATTTACAAGCCGTTTCAAGACCGATTACATTGTTCTACATCACGCAGAGGCGGTTAAATGCACCGCACAAGATGTACATAGTTGGCATAGAGCAAACGGTTGGACAGGCATCGGTTATCATTTCTTTGTGCGTAAGGACGGCACAATTTATCGTGGCAGACCGATAAACGTTGTCGGTGCACATGTACAGGGAATGAATAGTTGTTCGATTGGAATTTGTGCTGAGGGCGATTATCATACAAAAGAAAAGACAATGCCACAAGCACAAAAGAAATCTATTATCGAGTTATGTCAATATCTAAAAAAGAACTATTATCCAAATGCGAAGATAGTTGGACATAGAGAGATTGGTGACAGTAATTGCCCCGGAAGATATTATCCATTGGACGAGATAAAAAATATGAAATATACGGAGGTTTTAACTATGGAACAGTATAATGAATTAAAATCATTAATTGAAAAACAGTCGGCGGAAATTGCCGATTTAAAAAACATCAACAAACAGTTGGTAAACGTAGTTCAAACTACAATGGTATATGATTTCAATGATGACAATATGCCGTCGTGGGCGCGTCCTGCGGTGCAGGCGGCTATGGACTGTGGTGCGGTACAAGGTGATGAACAGGGCAGACTGGGTTTGTCCTACAAAGACCTAAGGGCAATTTGTAGGGAGTACAGATGTGGTATGTATGATAAGTAGTTTTGAGGGTGGTGTAATGCCACCCTTATTTTTTTGCTTGGACTATATTGACAGTGAATAAATTCAAACTATAAATTTCTTGTATTTCGTCAATAGACAAATGAACTTGGTTTATGGTATAATAAATTGTAAATATTTGTTGAGGATTTGATGCAATAGTGGACAATATAATAAAGAAAACACATCAATTTTTAGTGGATAATGGAATTGCTGATACTTTTCAGTTTATTAAAAGTTTAGATACAATAGAACTTACAGGAACGAGTGAGAACGGGAAAGAGCGTGTGTTATTAAATGATATTATAGATGAATACGGAAAAGACACAGTAGTAAAAGATATTGCTTTTCAATTTTTAATTCCTTGTATTCCTGAAGGAGTTATAAAAAGTAGAACTCGAAGTGGGGCGATTTATTATACTCATTTTAAAGTTGTTGCTCATATGGAAAATAAGTTTGACTTAGAGATAAAAGAATATCATTTTCATGATGGTGATTTTTATTTAAGATATATTATAAAGATGAATAAAATCGGAGATACTGTAAATGAAAATTATGATGAAGAACTTAGTGTAAATTTCTCGTGTGTAAAACAGTTTTTATTAGATACATTTTCTAAAAAAGAATTAGAAAATGTATTTTCTGATGAAGAAATAGAATGGTTAGTAAAGACTGCACAAAATGATGATGATAAACTTAGTGATACAATTACTACAATTATGCTATATGTCCTTACTACATTTCAAGCAATAAATTTTCTTTCTTCTGATACATTAAAAAATAGAGAAAATAGTACCTGTAAAATTCCTATCAGCGTTATTAATAATAAAGATAATTATATAGATTCATCAATAATACGTAATATCAATGTCAGTAATTATTTTAATATAAAATTGGGAAGTAAAAAATACTTATCATCATCAAAAAATAAAAAAATAATTAGGAAAACAGATAAATGGATCGTTCATGGGCATGTTAGGCATTACAAAAGCGGCAAAGTCGTTTTTGTCGAAGCTTATTATAAAGGACCAAACAGAAAGTCGGCACTAAATCCAAAAACTACTTTTAGATTTAGTGATGTCAATAAAAGTGAATAGATATAAAAAAACAGTATTCATTAATTTGAAACTTATTATAGTGAAAAAACATCTGTTGCCCTTGTAATCGCAAAAGCACTTAATATCAAGAAGAAAAGAATATTGATGGAGTGGGCAAAAATCACATACGGCATTAAGTGTGACGAAGTGTCTGTCAAAGATGTGTCGCCGAATAAGGAAGAAGTGACGGAGCTGATAGACAGGCTGAACCAGTACGGATTGTCATCATGCTATTTGCATGATGTGATTGATGATTTTATTCAAGAATAACCTATACAAATTAAGAAGGAACATAGGCAAAATGCTTATGTTCTTTTTGGTTGGGTATCTTGTTGTTATCTATACAACTATGGCAACAAGATACATAAGGTGGATAAAAAGTTATTTATAATAGATTTTCAAGAAAATATCGCCCTCGGGAGCGGATTTTTCACGTTTATATTCAATTTTTTTTACGAAATTTTTAAGAATGGAATTTTTTTCGGCGGCTGAAAGAGAGTGGTAATTAGTGAGAAGTTCACGCAAAAGGGGAAGTCGTTCTTCGACGGAAGATGTATCCACAAGTTTAAATTTTTCACGTTCCTGTGATATCGTGGCATTAATTTTTTTTCTTCTATCTGAAATTGCGTTATTGCGTTCAAGGAAAAGTTCTTTTGTATAGACTTCCTGTTCGAGCAAGTCATACAGACGGAGTTGTTGTTTATCAAGTTTTTTTAATTCTGTTTCCAAAGTGGCTATTGTATCAAGGCAGGAAAGTTTATCTTTATTATGCGATTGACGGATATTTTTCAAAGACAATTCAATATCTTTAAATTCCTTTGTAAGCACTTCAAATACTTTATCTTCTACAATGCTCAATGCAGATGCCTTATTACAACCGAGTGTACGGCAACAAAGACGGTATTTTTCAACAGTTTCGTTAGAAGTATTGATAACTATTGCCCGACCGCAATTAGCACACTTTAAAAGTCCTGCAAACGGATTTTGCAACGTGCCTGTACGCATAGGCGGTTTGTATTTCAGATTTATAATATCTTGTGCTTTGCTGAACGTGTCCTCGTCAATTATCGGCTCGTGCAGTCCGGGAACATATAACCAATCATCTTTACTCGTTTTTTCTTGCGTATTTTTGCCT